AGAATAGATTTTTATTGCCGTACGATTCCAAAAGCCAGTTGTTTAACACGTCTCGGATTTCAATGTGCAACGGACGGACAACGTTATTAATTAGCGCCTTATAAGCCGTTTCAGTATTGTTAAACGTGCTTGCCTCAGTGTCGCCTAGTAACTTAGCATCGACTCCGTAAACGCGGCATAACGATCTTAAAATTACTTTTTGCGTGTCAATGATTGACATATCAACCGCATTCATTCCCATTTGTACCCAAGACAATTTGGCTGGCGTAATAATCACGTCGCCAGCTCTATTAGAGCCTTGATAATTGGACTTATAATCCTCTTTAAGACCTTGCGCTTGTTCGCGTGTAATGTTTACCGTTCCGTCGCCTGTAAGTATGCCACGCGCTCCCATGTTTTGGAGCATAGACAAAAGCGCTTGTTTACCATCGTTTGACGTGGTTAGATCGCGGACCGCTGACCGCAAAGGTGAGGCGCCATAAAGATGGTTAGCCGTGCCAGCCGTGTAACTTAAATTAATATTTTTTAGGTGTCCAACGTTATTGGCATTTATGCGCTCGTAACCGTTATACGTCAATCGGTATTCCTTAATCGGTTGGTTTAAACCGCCGCTTATAATTTCCATGTATTGCGCTGGCAATGAATACAACGCAATAATTGGCGCGTTTGGTTGCTCGCCACGTCTAGCTCCGTAAATGTAAGCGTTGCCAGTAATTAGACGAAATGCGGCAATTTCTTTTAAAAGGTTATCCCAAGTTTGGAACTCATTTGGCTTTTTAAATAGACGGTCCAATTCAGGGATGCTAACCTCTTCCAATGCCCTGGCTTTATATTGTTGAGCCTGGAACTTGGCGCCCGAGTTGTCAAACGACTTGCTCATTGATTTGTAATACTTCAAAGCCTTTTGATCCTTAACCTCATAGACCACAATTGGCGCCGTGCTTACCTTGTTGATGATTAGGTTTATAATGGCGTAAAGGTCAGAGTTTAAATAAAGACCTTTCTCGATAAAATTTTGCGTTGTTGGTGCGGTCCAAATAACATTATTACCCAAGTAAGGGAAAACCGCGTTTAGGTAAGTGGAATCTTTTTGGTTTAAACCTAGCGCGGTTTTTATTCTATCTAAGTAATTCATTCCGTTGTCTTTTTTTGTAAAAATAGGGTAATAAAATAAAAAAATGATTCAATATTCTAAACGTGCCAAAATTCTTGGCCACTAACCATTAATTCAGTAAATCCCCAAACCATTGCATCGACGCGGTCAGGCGATTTGCCTTTGTCAGGCTCAAAGGTAACCATTTGATTCTCTAGTATTGGGAAACTGCCAACGTGGAAAATTTTGTGCTGCTCATAAAGCGAATATATTGGCTCGGCCCTGACGTACTTGCCCTTTGTTGCCGTTACAAGCTTAATTCTTGCGGTCGTATTTTGCGACCTCAAAACGCTTTCGACCATGTCTCCGCCTTGGTTTTTTTCTGCAACTATGCAATCAGCGTTCCAATTTTTAAACGCTTGCAATGAGACGGTTGCCCATTCAGTTGGTGAATATTTGCCGCTAAGGTCCTCGAGTACATATCCTTTGCCGTTGGCATCCGTACCACAAACAATTATGCCAGTTTCGTCGCTATTCATTGAGGCCGTTGTTGCTGGATCAATGGCGACCACAATGCGCGACAAGTCAGGTTTGGCGCTTATCCTTGCTCGTTCAATTATAGGTCGATTCCAAAGCAATCCCTCGGCATCGTCTAGCCATTTGCCTAAAAATAAATGCTCGTAACGGTGGAGGTTTTCTTGTTCAACGCGCTTTGCCTGGTCAATAAATGACTGGCTTAAATTCTGTTTGTTGTCTAAGTAAGTCGTATGAATGTAGCTAGTATCGTCGCGCGTATGCTTTACAAATCGCCCATAAATCCAATGGCTTTTATACGATGGATTCATTACCAGGATAACGCGGTTTGGTTTGTTTACTGCCCTAATCGATAAGTCGATGCGGTCAAATACATCCTCGTCCATTAACTCCTCAGATTCGTCGAGAATAAAAGTAGTAACGCCAGCGATTGATTTAAGGTTAGCCGTTGCCGTCCCTTGGCTGGTCTTAATGCCACGAAATAAAATTTTTGAGCCTGTCGCCTTGTTAATGATTTCGGACTGTGTTATTTCAAAGTCTTCCAACTTATTCATTAACTCAATCTTATCGATAAACTCAGGAATAATGGAAATAAACGCAGAGGTAAGCGTCCAACGTGTAAACAATATTACATGGCCCTCCTCATAAGTCAGGTTTAAAAGAAACATCGACAATGTCCACGATTTCCCCGATCCACGGCCGCCAGTAATTAGAAAATAACGCGTTTTTGGGTCCTCTAAAAATAAAGGTTGGTATTTGTCTAGTAACTTGATTGATTCCATTACTTGGATTTAAGCCATTCAATTGGCGGCGTTACCTTTTCGCCTAAAGTAGTAACATCGATTTGCTGGCGCGGCATACCAAAGCGATAATTAAGCCAGGTCTTTATTGCCTGGGTGTCTCCATTCTCGCAGCGATTTAATAGGGCCGCCCATATCTTAGCTGGAACAGCAACCGCGTCCATTTGTTCAATAAGCTTAATTTCGTCAGCCTTTGGCGGTCTCCCCGCTCCTGGCCTTGCGCCTCCATTTTGTCCCATGTGAAATAAACTGTTTATTCAGTAAAGTTAAAAAAAAGTCTAAGCAAACTTAGACCTTATCAAATACCATAATTGTGTAGCCAAACCAAGAAGCATTTGTTGCGGCCTTTCTAATCTTTTCGCTATCGTTAAAATTAAATTTAAATCCGCGGTCCTCAACTTGCGAAATTATATAGTTGTTATTTCTGCAATTAACGTGTCCGCTTCCACCTTGGCCCTCAATCGCCCAGCTAATAACCAAATGCTTTTTGGCGTGCTTACAAATGTTGTCAATAAATTGGTCTTCAAATTCCGCTGGTATATGTTCGCCAACCTCCAGCGACAAAACAACATCGAATTTTTTACCTAAATAAAATGGCTTGGACAAGTCTAATACTTTGCCAATTCCACCGCTTAGCGCTTCTGTATTTGGGTTGCCGTCGTATGCCTCCACCTTATACCCGTCAGCTTTAAAAGCTTTGGCATAATCACCCATACCACATCCAAAGTCGACAACTGTCTTGGCTTGTTTTTCTGCTAAATAATTAGACAAAGCCGCGGCAATGCTTCGGTCGTGAATGTGACCAGTTGCGTCCGTTGTTTCCCAAAATCCTAAATTGTTTATTTTCATATCTTTTTAAATTTTAAAAAAAAGCTTGAGCAAAACTCAAGCCTTTTAAACATCAACAAACCCAAAATAACTACATTAATATGATTGTTTGGCCTGTTGGCTCGCCAGTAAAACTGCAAAGCTTTCCATTCCATTCAAAGCGCACCTCTTTTTCTCGGCCCTGGTAAGACGCGGCCAGCGTTCTAATTTGTCGCTGGACAAGCTCAATTGTTTCAAACTTACCTTTGCCTTTATTCGACCAAGGCGACCATTGTCCGTCCCTTAGTCGGTACCTAATCTCAAGCGAATAATCAGGCTTAGAAATCGGGTAACCTTTAGCCATCTTTTCGTCTAATTACAACCTCTAAGCCAATTGCCTCGCAAATTTGCCTTAATCTGTTTAAACTTATAGACTCCCAGCCATTTTCAACCTGGTTAATTGGTGCCAAGGACAGTCCTATTTTGTCGGCCAATTGCTCCTGGGTGTAGCCAGCGGATTTGCGTGCTTTTCGTATAAATAATCCCTCGTAAATGCTCATCGTTTTAATATTTAGGCAAATATAAGATTCCGATAATAATACAAGTTAAAAACAAGATTTTTGTTTAAAACGGGACCAATTTATAAATGCCCATGTGTATAAACTCCTCGCCTTTTTTTACCAGGCATTTGCGAACGTTCAACTCAAAAACGTTTTTGTCGTTAAAGCCGTATTTCTTTTGCGCAATGTCAATAAGCAACTTAACTGGATTGTCTAGATCGCTGGCCTTATTGCTAAAGCCAAAAAAAAACTCAATCCTCAACATTTCTTTTGGGTCAATTTCGGCTTTTGGCAACATAAATGAAATCGTGCGCTCGTAATGCTTATACGCTTCGGTCTTAAAGCGTTTGCCTTGCCAAGCCTCGTTAACGCTTAGCGGTTTCTCATTCAACTTAAATTGGATCATTTACATTTTGAATAAATCCAAGACCAGGCCAAAGTCCACAAAGCCAATGCAACTATAAATAGCAGCAAGCTAGAAACCTTTAGGAGCGCAAGTAGGGTAATCCCTACAAGCGCCACAAAGATTGCGTACAAATCATTTTTTTTCATTAGAACGGTAAGTTATCGTTTTCGACAATGCGTTTCTCTGTAAAGTTTACTTTTGCAGATTTTAGCTTTTCCAAAAGTTCTTGTTGTGTTGGCTGGTTTGCCACTTGTACGGCTTCCTTTTGCCAAACTTGTAAATAATGCGTTGGCTTACCTTCCACAATTTGCGGCTTTTCCTTAATGTCTAGGTTTACCCATTCAGCATCGTTGTCGTTAAGGTATTGTAAAAGTCCTTCCAAGTCTTTTCTTGATTGGCTCACTTTCCAAATTTCTCCAAATTTGGTTTGAACTAGCTTTGCGTTTCCGCCGTAAATTTTGCTCATAGTTGTTTTGTTTAAATTAATTGATCTAAATTTTTTTCGTCCTTAATTGCCTGTAAAATAAACAATTTCCAAATCTTATTCTTTGTCTTGGCCCCAACTGTTGACTCTTCAACGTACCTGGTTGTCAAACGCAATTCCTTACGAACGTCGATTTCTATTTCTTGCACGTTAAAATCCCAAGGCTTTAAAATTCCTTTTTCTTGGAACTTGTTAAACCAGTACATCCCCCAGTCAGCTAGGTGCTTGCAATTTCCAGTTTCTTTTGCCTCCTGGTAATTGTCTCGAAAGGTTTGCTTTCCAACCTCAATCCAGTACGCAATCTCTTCGTTTGTTGGCTCCTTTTCTTTGTTGTTTAAGGCTTGGACCTCCTGTACGATTTGGCTTTGGTGATGGGCGTAATATTGATTGATCCAAACGCTTACCGTCCTTTCGTTAACGTGGTAAAAATCGCCGTACTGGCCCCTCATTCCAGCGTGTAAAATATAATTTACTCGGTCCTCAGTCATCCAGCCATAAGAGCCAAATAATTTGCTGAGGCATCCAAGCAATTCGTTTGCCTCTTCTTTTTTGTATTCCTTAAATTGTTTTAGTCCACAAACAAACTCCATTTTTCGCAAGTGCGTTAAAATTATCTCATCCATTTTTTAAAAGTTTTTGTTTTTGTAAATCCTCGTAAAGTTCGTCGAAGACGTTGTAGGTTTTTGACTTTTCCGCTGGCTTGTAACTAGTTTTTAAATTATTGCCAATGTAAAGATTAAAACTATTCTCGGCTTTGGCGATTGTCATATTTTCGCCCTCTTTTAAAACCGCCCATTTTTTAAACAATCTTTCAATAGTATCTGAATCCGTCGAATGTACCTCTGCCATTCTTTCAAAGTAGGGACGCTTTAAAGGCTTTTCTTTTTTAAAATCATTAAAGATATCCTCTAAAGAAAAAAGCGCGCCAGCGCCTATTTGTTTATTTACATTTCCATTTACATTAACATTATCATTTACATTACCATTACCATTTACATTTACATTTACATTATCACCGAACGAAATTGAACGCTCGTTAACGCTCGTTAAAGTTCGTTGCCGCGATTCAACGGATTTTTTTGCCGCATCCTTTCGTTGTTCTTGCTTATTTTCCCAAGTTTTAAGGTCTCTTTTAAGCTGAGTCTTAATTGGTAAAAATGCCACCTTTAAAAGTTTGTCGCTTGTTATTGGGTCCTCATCGTTAACATAAGCGAAAATATGCTTAATTAACTTGCCAGCATCCTCGTCGGAAAGCTCATCAAATACTTCTCTTTGATCCGTGTAAAGTAAAAATGATTTTTTGCCTTGCATTTTTTTAAATAAAAAAACCCAACTGGTGGTAGACAGTCGGGTTCAGGTTAAGGTTAACCTATGGAATTATTCTAGCTACCACCCTGGAATAATTCGATACACAAATA